AAATATAAAGGTAATATGTACAAGTTTACAGGAGCATTTGCTCCCGTAAATCAGATTTTAGGTGCATTAAAATTCAGTAGGTAATATATGGGTTATAGTAGCGAAAACGAAAGACAGAACAAGGTTCTTGGTGATTTGATTAAAGGGAAAACACCAGAAAAAAGAGTAATGGTTGGTTATAAGGGTGATAAAGAGCCAGCAAAGCATGGTGATATAATATCTCCACTATCTGAAGTTATGCAAGAAGCTAGAATGCCCTGGTTTTGTCCGTCTTGTAAGAAGACAATGAAGAAACGTTTAGACAACAAGATGTGGTTATTGTATAATCATTGTTTTGATTGTCAAATTGACTTTGAAAACAAACTTCGTTTAGAGGGTAAGTTTGAAGAGTGGGAACAAAATAAAGTTACTGCAAATCATAAGGCTTATCTTCAAGATTTATTACAGTCCTTAGAAGAGTGGAAAAATACGAGCCAAATAGAGTTCCAAGAACAGGTTGGTGTTAAAGATATGGAGATGAAAAAGGAAAAATGGACACAAAGTCAAGATCAAATAAATGAGATGGCTGATAAGGCAGAGAAATTTATTAGAAAAACACTAAAAGAAATAGAATAACTATTTATATATATGAAGAACCTTTACTTTAAAAAGAATGATTATTATCTTGTTCCTGGCTCTACCTGTAATGAGATACACGCTGTTTTACACGATATGAAAAAATTAGCAGAGGTGTATCTGTCTGATATAGAGGATTTAGACGAAGATAGTGAAAGATTTGAAGAAGCAATGATTATTTTTGAGTTTGTAATAAACAAATTTTTAAAAGTAAATGAATTTGATTCTTTACAGTTAGGTGGAGTTAAATCTTCAGTAACATTTAACGAATTATTAAAATCTACTGGTCTTAAAAGGGCTGGTGGTCGATAGGAGAGAAATATGGCAACTAATTATCAACCAAGTTCATCTATGAATGAACACCCAAGTGATTACACTATGTTCCAAAAATTTGGACATCCAGGCAAATATACCGGGGCTATAAAAGTAACTACTGCACAAGTAGACTTTACAGGTTCAAATTATGGATACGGCGCTGTAGTTACAAGTGGTAGTGGAGAAGCAGTTATTTTACAGACAATCCATCTTACGGATGGTGGTTCAATACCTGCAGCTGCATTAAAACTTTATCACATTCATGAAATGAGTGTAGCAAAAGTCACAGGTGGAACAACTGGTGTCACTTTTGTATTGAAACGAAATCCAAAGATAAACTAGTGGATAAGAACTATAAAGAGATTATAAAGAAAGAATATTTAAGGTGTGCGGCTGACCCGATATACTTCTTAAAGAAGTATTCATTTATTCAGCACCCAATTAAGGGTAAAATACCATTCGCTCTTTACGACTTTCAAGAGAAGACTTTAGAACAGTTTTCACAGAATAAACTTAATGTAATCTTGAAAGCACGACAGTTAGGTATTAGTACCTTAACTGCTGGATACTCTTTATGGATGATGACCTTTCATCAAGACAAAAACGTTTTGGTGATTGCAACTAAACAAGATACTGCTAAAAACTTGGTAACGAAAGTTCGTGTAATGCACGCAAATTTACCAAGTTGGTTAAAACAACCTTGTGTTGAGGATAACAAGTTAAGTTTGGCATATAAAAACGGTTCTCAAATAAAAGCTGTATCGAGTGGAGACGATAGTGGTCGTTCTGAGGCATTATCTTTACTTATACTTGATGAGGCTGCATTTATTGATAAGATTGATTTGATATGGGCAGCTGCATCACAGACTTTATCAACGGGTGGTCAATGTATATCATTATCTACACCAAATGGTGTTGGTAATTGGTTTCATAGGACTTGGTCTGATTCAGAGGACGGGTTAAATGATTTTAACTCTATAAAACTCCATTGGACTGTACATCCTGAAAGAGGACAAGAATGGAGAGATGAACAAGACAGATTATTAGGGCCAGCTATGGCTGCTCAAGAATGTGATTGTGATTTCATCACCTCAGGACAAAATGTTATTGATGGTGTTATTTTAGAAGAAATGAAAAATTCTACGTGTATAGATCCTATTGAAAAGCGTGGAATTGATAGTAATTTGTGGGTATGGGAGCCAGCAGATTACACAAAAGATTATATAGTATGTGCTGACGTTAGTAGAGGAGACTCTACAGACTATTCTGCGTTTCACGTTATAGAATTGGAAAGTTGTAAACAGGTAGCAGAATACAAAGGTAGAATATCTACAAGAGACTATGGTAATATGTTAGTTAATATTGCAACAGAGTACAACAACGCATTATTAGTTGTTGAAAACAATAATATAGGTTGGGCAACAATACAACAGGTAATTGACAGAGAATATGATAATTTATTTTATATGTCAAAAGATTTACAATATGTTGATACACATAAACAAATTAGTAATAAAATTAATAGAGATGAAAAACAAGTAATACCAGGATTCACGTTAACACAAAAAACAAGACCACTTGTAATTGCAAAGTTAGAAGAATTTTTTAGAGAAAAATTATCTATAGTACATTCTCAGCGATTAATAGATGAATTGTTTGTATTTATATATAACGGGAATCGAGCGGAGGCAATGAGAGGTTACAACGATGACTTGGTAATGTCTTACGCTATGGGATTATGGATACGAGAAACAGCTCTTAGATTACGAGCTGAAGGTATAGAATTACAGAAAAAAACAATGAGTAGTATAACATCAAATCAAGGTGCATATACAACTGGAAATAACCAAAATGAATCTTGGACTATGGATATAGGTAAAAAACAAGAATCATTAGAGTGGTTAATTAACTAAAGAGGTAAAAATGGCTGACAAATCATTATTCGGTAGATTGCAAAGATTATTTTCTACTAACGTTATTGTAAGAAACGTAGGTGGAAAAAAATTAAAAGTGGCTGACACCAGCCGTACACAGTCTATTCCACATAACAATCTTATTGATAGATATCAAAAATTATTTACTAATTCGGGTCTTAGTGGATATTCAGATACAATGTTAACAAAAACAATGCGATTGAATTTATTCAAAGACTATGAAAGTATGGATAATGACCCTATAGTATCATCAGCTCTTGACATTTACGCTGACGAATCTACAATGAAATCAGAGTACGGTGAAGTTTTAACTATAAAAACTGATAACGAACAAATTAAACAAATATTACATAATTTATATTATGATATTGTTAATATAGAATTTAATCTATGGCCGTGGATTCGTAATATGTGTAAATACGGTGATTTCTTTTTAAAATTAGACATAAATGAAAAATATGGTATTACAAATGTTATACCGATGTCTGTTTATGACGTTTCAAGAATGGAAGGTTTAGACCCTGAAAATCCAGAGTATGTAAAGTTTTTAGTAGAATCAACTACAAATGAACATAGATATAAATCTGAAACATCTGCAACAAGAGAAGAGTTAGAAAACTATGAAGTAGCTCACTTCAGATTACTTTCCGATTCTAATTATCTTCCGTATGGTAAATCACAAGTTGAAGGTGGTCGTAAAATTTGGAAACAATTAACTCTTATGGAAGATGCTATGTTAATACATCGTATTATGAGAGCTCCTGAAAAAAGAGTATTTAAGATTGATATAGGTAATATTCCACCATCTGAAGTTGATAATTATATGCAACAAATTGTAAACAAAATGAAAAAAGCACCTGTTATAGAAGAAGGTACAGGTGATTATAATTTAAAATACAATATGCAAAACATAACTGAAGATTTCTTTATGCCAGTTCGAGGCAGTGATAGTGGCACGAGTATTGATTCTCTTCCAGGTTTAACATATGAAGCCACAGAAGATATTGAATATCTAAAAAATAAATTACTAGCTTCATTGAGAATACCTAAAGCATTTCTTGGATATGATGAAGCAGCTGGTAGTAAAGCTACTTTAGCTGCAGAAGATGTTCGTTTCGCTCGTACTATTGAACGTATACAACGAATAACTCTTTCAGAGTTAACAAAGATTGGAATTGTTCATTTATATGCACAAGGATATACAGATGCAGATTTAGTTAATTTTGAATTAGATTTAACAAACCCATCTACAATATATGAACAAGAAAAGATTGAGTTATGGGGAAATAAAACAACTTTAGCAAAAGATATGATAGAAAACGGTTTAGTATCTTCAGAATGGATATATAAAAATATATTTGAATTTACTGATGATGAAATTAAAAAAGAAGATGTTAAGATTACATTTGATTATAAACAAAAATTTAGACGTTCACAGATTGAAAATGAAGGAAACGACCCTAATAAATCCGGTGAAGCTCAAGGAACACCATCAGATATGGCTATGGGAAGAACTAATCACGAATTAGACGATAAAGGTGGTTCACCTCCCGGTGGATTTGAAGGTGCCGGTAGACCTAAAGAAATCCCACATCACGGTAAAGACGGTAGTGCAAGAGGTAGAGACCCACTTGGAGCTCACGATAAGAAAAAAGGTGGCAGTGGTGCCCCTAAATATGGTAAGGCATTAGCACTCTCACACTTTGATAAATTAAAAAAATCATTGAAAATGGGGAAGACTGATGTAAAAATTATTAACGAAACATCTGAACTTGAAGAAGAATACCAAAACGAGGTAAGTTCTTTAACTAAAGATGCTTGAAATGAATAATTATTGGTTAACTTTATATTTATTTATGAGTAAATATAATTAAAATATTGGAGTATTTTGTAATGACTCGGAAATTAAAGCATTCTAAAATAAAGAATACAAGTATTCTTTTTGAATTATTAACAAGACAGATAACTGCAGACGTATTAGCAGGAAAAAGTACAAAATCAGTTAAAATTGTAAAAAAATATTTTAACGAGAATACAGAATTGGGTAAAGAACTCCAATTGTATCGTCTATTGTCAGAAAAACACTATGAATCTGAGAGTAGAGCTAATGATTTAATAAATATCGTCTTAAAATCAAGAAAAAAATTAAGTAATTCTAAACTTCGTAATGAAAAATATAATTTAATTAAAGAAATTAAAGAAAATTATAATTCAAATGATTTTTTTAATGGTCGTATTTCAAATTTTAAACTTTTAGCTTCTATTTATAATACATTTCAGGCAGAAACTATAGAAGAAACATTTAATCCAGAACAAACTGTTAATGCTAAGTTCACTATATTAGAACACATTACAAGTAAAAAAATTAG